TTCGGATACTTCCGACCCGCAGCCGTTGCTCTTGCTCTGGCAGCAGCCCTTTGTGAGGAGGTCAATTTTGTTGATTTTTTCTTTGGATTCTTTGTTTCCCAGAATGGTTTTTTCTTCATTATTCATCACCTTTAGAAACCTTAGCACCGAAATAGCCACCGATAATTCCGATAAGACCTACTAGGGCATTTTGTACCAAACCAATAACATCAGGCTCGGTTCCAACAACCTCTCCTGTTTTAGACTGCGAATACATAATCACAAGGTATTCTCCAGCGATTACAAGACCAATAAAACCGAGAACTCCTAGAGTAATGTAAAGCATTAATCTATCTCTTATTTTCACCACTTCACCTTATCTGCCCAGTATGCGGCGCTCATCTTGCCTTTAGCAATGTTTTTTGCATGGCGTGCTTTAAATGATTTTCGTCTGGGCGTAGGCTTCTTATCGCCGCTTACGCCTTGTTGTCCAAATCGGATTGTCTTTACTTGACTGCCTTCTTTGGCAACCACAACATGTGACTTAGTTGGATGGCTTGGCGTACGCTTGGGTTTGTTAAAACCTGCTACGCCAGCCCTTTTAATCCGTGGGTCTTTTTTACTTGCCACGCTTCTTTGCAGCCTTCTTCTTACCAGACTTCTCTGCTGCTTTCTTTGCTGCAGCCATACCCTTCTTTGAGTAAGAGTATTCTTTTCCGTTTACCATTGGCATGGTTATTCCTCATCTTCTTCGTAGATGTCCTCATCTTCAATGGTGGGAGAGGGCAGTCCCCACAACGGCTCTGGGATAATGGTGCTAGTCATCATCATCCTCATCCAGCATCCGCTTAATCTCATCCTCAGAAGGGGAACGGTAGTTCACCCAACTTGGATAAGAACTCTTTTCCATAACAAAAGCAAGCGCTAAATCAGATTTAAAACCTGACTTGAGCAGGGCGTGGTAGTACTCGTTAAGCCAGATACAGTACATTTCAAGTTCTGTGTATGACTCATCCTTGACTGTGCGTACACGCTTTACTGGTTTCTTTCGTGGTTTGCGAGCAGCCATGATTCCTCCTATGCCCCGTATGCTTTGCCTGTTTCGTTTGAAATCTTTACAGCCTGTTGAATCTTTTTCATACTTGTTCCATCGGGTTGAATACCTTGAGCACGAGCATCCCTATATGCCTGTAGTTCTTTATCCCATTTCTTTGAAGATACGCTTAGGTTAGAGTTTGCTTCTCCTGTATTCATTACAAGGGTTCCAATCTTGCAACCAAAGCAACCTTCTACAAACTCAGGATGTTTCTGTTGTCTATGTAGGCTCATGCTGGTGTTATGTATTCTCCATAGCCCTGTGCTGTAAGGGCATCAGCAGTCTGTTGGTTAATAAGATTTCTTGTTCCACCTAAGTAATACTCCTCCGCCTGATTTGTCTGAATCTGGCTTGGATACCTAAAAGAACTATACACTCCGTTTAAACGCAAGACAGATATGCCACGCGGTATTTCAAGACGAGCAAAGAGGATATGGTCCCCTGCTGGGGTTTCATCTACGGTAGGCGTAGTGAAGTAATACATTGACATAAGTCCTCCTAATGAACTCACCCCAAAGGGGCAGACTTTTCAAATATGTCTACCCCTCAGAGTCAATCAACTAGAGAGCAGCGATTGAAGAACCAGTTTCAATGCGATACAGCGCTTCCTCGCGGTAACGGTTCCATCCAAGGACACCGTACCAGCCGATTGGGCGGAAACGCATTAACTTATCGGTAACTGGACCGATAACAACACCTGGCTCCTGTGCTACGGCTTCAGCCAATGCTTGCTTACCGCAAACAAGGGTGCTGAATACACGAGTTACAGGAGTTACTGTTAGAGTATTAGTTCCAACAGTTCCAGAGTTAGCAACATCTACTGTGAATGTAGTGTTTGTTGTACCTACAGAGATTGCTGTAATCTTTGCAGAAGCACCTACGTTTGTACCAGAGATTTTATCTCCGACCTCAGCCTTACCACCGAAAGCAGCATTTGCTGCAACAATGGTGAATTCACCAGAAACACCGCTAACTGCAGAAGCAGTTGCTAGTGCGGTCTGGTCTGCGCCTGACTTAGCAGAGAACATGCGTGGGTTTTCTACAAAGAAAGCGCCTTCGTATGTTCCGATTGTACCTGCGAACAGGTTGCCAAGTGATGCATCAGTGTATGCGTGAGTATCGCGCCAGCCTACCGAGCCAGTTTCGGCACGGAGGTCGTGTGATACCTCTGGGTGAATACCTGTCCAATATAGGCTTCCTGCACGAGGAACAGCCTTGTTGGAGCGGAGTTTTGCAACAACCTTGCGAAGGTCAGCAGAATCAATAGTGTCTGATGCTGTGACTGTAGCAGTGGATGTGCGGGTTCCGCCGTAGATAACATTGGTGCCTTGACGAAGGACATCCTGTGCCACAATATCAAGAGAGTCAGCCAAGTTGTAAGCGATGATGTCTGCAACAGCAGGGTCAACATCAGATAGTGAGAACAACTGTAGTTTGCGTGTTACAAGGGCAGCGTTGCCGTACTCTGCAAGAGTTACAGATACGGTATCAACATTGCTTAGTGCAACTGCTGTTGGGTCAGTTGTTTCTGTGAGCGTTGAAGTAGCAGCCGACAAATCGTTGTAAAGTGAGAATACAACGGATGAGCCTGGCATAGCCTGTTGTACAGGCTTCTTATCCGCAACAGCACGAATCATCGGCTGAGAGCGGAGGGCAAATTCAACATAACGGTCATAAGCGGTCTGAACTAGACCACTAATTGCCGATGTGTCTGTAAATGCCATGTGGGTTCACCTCCTGGTGATTGGTTGATGTAAGTTATTTAATTCAAACCAAGGAGTGCATCTAAGTCCTCACGAGTCTTTGCTCCTGCAATCTTTGCAAACGCATCTTCGTCAACATCTGGCGCAGAGCCAGTAGAAACTAGATTGTTGATTCTTGCTTGAGCCTCGACCTCTGGACTTTTTTCTTCAGACTTTTCTTCAGATGAAGTTTGGACTCCAAATACATCACCGTATTCATTAACCCACTTAATAATTTCTTCCTCAGAGGAATCAATATCTGGTGGTATGAACGCGGCAATCTTTGGGTTTAATCCCTTAGCCTGTAGTACATCCTTGACAGTACGCTGACGGGTCTGAGTTTTTAGACCTGACAACTCCTGTTCTAGTTCTTTCGCACGCTTTTCCAGCGCACGGTTTACTTTGCGGAGTTGACCAACAACATCTGTAGTAGTGTCGTCATCTTCTTCGTCATCGTAGTAATTGGTAGCCATCTACCTATCTCCCTTTTCTTAGTTGTATTCGCAATCCACAATGAGGTTTGGGGGAAACCAAATTGGCTATTGCTACCAGACTTATACGCCCCCCTGGGCTGGTTGGTCAGGGTGGGGATTCTGTTATATTGGTGAAGCGGTTGAGCGAAGTGATGAACCAGTGACTCCGCCTCTTGCACTAAAGCGAGCGCCTTCTCTGGCTGCTCTTTGTTGTGAGGCAAGTAGCGCCTGTGGGCTACCCTCTATGACTGCAGAGAGTGCTTCTTGTTCGCTGTAATCTTGTCCTTCAATACCTGATAAACGCTTCTGTGTTCTACGCAGTTGTCCTGCTTGACCAAGAGCCTGTGCAAGTTCTCGCTCAGAAAGTTTGGCATAGGATTCTGTGCCTGCAATATTCTCTGCTTGACCAGAGGTGATGCCACGAAGTTCAAATCCTGCAGCACGACCAATGCCTACAAACTGTGCAGCCTTAGCCTGCTTCTGTATTAATGGAAGCGCTTTATCTGTATCAAGAACAAAGGCTGTTAAATCACCTTCACCTACGCCATAGAAATCAATTAATTGTTCCTTGACTGATGGGTTTAAGGTACGAGATAAGTCCTGTCCTATTTGCAAACGGTCTTGATATTCTTTAGGAGAAACAAGATTACCAATTAAAGCACCAAAATCTTCAGGTCCATCATAAAAACCTTTAGGTAAATCAAAGAAACGAGCAGTTTGCATCATTGCTTTTTCGTCAGCAGAATATTCTTTTTCAGTAATTGCTTTACCTTTAGCACGCAACGCTTTCATGCCTGGAAAACGCTGTTGATACTCAGGGCGGTCATATAGTTCAAGAAGTAGCATTTCTTCTGAAACATCAGCCATGATACGAGTGTTAATAAAAGGAGCAAGAGATTCAAGTCCATAGGCTGAAAACAAAGCAGTAAGTTTATCTGAAGCCTTTTGTTTTGTAGCAAATTTGGCTGCTTCTGCTTCGGCTTTCATTTGTGTAATCATGGCATTGTTTGCAGCAGTTGCTCCTGCTACAGCCTTGGCTACAGCAGCATCTATATCTGATTGAGTAATAACTGGCGTAGAATTAACAACAGCGTTACTGGTGGTAATATTAGTGTTACTGGTTGTAGTAGTTTTAGTGCCAGTTTTTTGCAACACCCAAGAACCAGCAGCAACAGAATCCGTGTTTCTGCTACCTACCCATTTCCACTCGGTTCCTTCAGGGGCTGTTGATGGTGGTGTAGAAACACTATCTGCTTCACCTTGAGTCTTTAAAACTACTGCAGGTATTCCTGCCTCAGTTGCAGCCTTTGCTGCAGCCTGAACGCCTTGACTAGCCTCTATTTGTGCAGGGCTTAAACCAGTCTTTGGGTCGCGGGTATAGTAAGCATCTTCTGTTGCTTTTTGTTGAGCGGTTGCCTGTGCTTCTGCTTCTAGTTGACGAAGCCTGCGTAGTCTATTGCGTTCATCCACCATTATATCGCCGCATATCCAAATTTATTGAGCATACCAATTCCGTATCCTTCATAAAGGCGTGTAGCATTTTCAGTATACTGCCAGCGTTCATCTTGCTTAATTAACTTCTCAGCATCCCATGATGGGCGCATAACCATCTTGCCAGTTTTTTCATCTACCATGCTAAAGATTTTTCCATCCTTCCATAGTGGGTCGTTCCAATCAAGAGTATCTTCATCTACCTCTAGTAGGTCTGCCCACTTCTTGCGCTGAACAGAAGTTACATCCCAAAGGGTGCGACCTGCAGTAAAGTCATCGGTAAGGAATGGATATAACTGTGCAGCCTTAGCGTTAATATCACGCTTAATATCATCTGGCGTAGCGCGTACACGCAAGCCTTCTTTGGTTGTAGAACCGATTAAACGGCGTTGATAATCAGCACGACTCTGCTCGCTCATTGGAAATCCCATAAGGTTTGAATAAGAGGCTAGGTCCTGTACTGCGGTGGCATAGGCTCCGCCTTGGATTTTTCCAAAAATATCTTTATTGCTGATAATGGTATTTTCAATGTAGTCATTATCCCAATTATTAAGATAGGCTGTTTCTGCCAGACTGCTAAGATAGTCAGCAGTATCTGGGTCAGTCATATCAAGACCAATGGCTGTAGCAAGACCAGAGATTGATATTTTAAATTCGTTTATCTTTTGTTGATAATACTTCTCACCAAACTTATAGCGAGCCGCTATGTTGCCTGCAACAGTAGGACCATTTTCTAAATACCAACTGCTACTGGTAATCAAATCTACAATAGCAGCAGCATTGTATAGATATTTTCCAGTTACTGGGTCGCGTACTGTATCGTAGATAGCCTTAAGTTCTGGAACATTTTTAAGTAAGTTAACAATCCATGTAGTCATGGATGGTGATGTGGTTGCTTCAGCAAATGGGTCGCCTCCGCCATCAATTACCATATTTGGTTTTGCCATCAGGGTCTAACTCCTAACGCTTTTTCAAGAGCACTTCCAAATACATTTGCTGTTTGAAATTCTGCATACAATGGGTCTTGCATAGCACGCTTCTCAGCAATATCAGCAGCCTCAGCCTCACCAAATCCAGGTGTAGTTACTGCTACTTTCTTGCCACCGACTTTTTTAACTTCAGTTTTTGTAGGCTTAGCAAGTTGTTTTTTGCGGATTAACTCTGCAAACTCATCGGCTTCAGCATCATCAATAACACGACCAGAACCTGCTTCTAGGTATTGTTTGAGCAAATCTTTGGAGTTAGCCTTCTTGATAAGTTGAGTGCTGTAAGAAGGACCTGTATCTCCTCCACCACCACCCCATAGACCGCGTTGAATATCTAGTAATTGATATGGACTTAGTTTCTGTCCTTGGCGCATAGACTCTTGTGAGTATTCGCCCCATGCTTCCCATTGGCTTTTAAGTTCTTGAAGCCCAGCAGATGCGCTAACAACGCCTGCTGCAACTAATTTAGCCTTCCAATCAGCCAAAGCCTTTGGGTCAGATATAGGAAATTGATTCTTCCATTGGCCAAGAGATATTGTTTCAGACCTAGTTTCAACAGGTTGCCCACCAGCAAAATCAGGTGGTCTGCTTGAAACAGTCACGCCGCCTGGAACATAAACACCGCCAGTTGAAGGCGTGATGTTTGCGCTGTTAGTAAAAGAACTTATATCAAATTGAGGATTTGTTCCAAGGATTTGTTGCCCCATTGCTGTTCCTGCAAGAGCATTAATATCAACACCACTAGCAGAAGCAATAGCCAAAGCGTTCATCATATTTGCATTTGCTTGGCTTTCGGTGGTTGCTGGTATATCTTCTCCACCATCAAACATGTTAATTGCAAGGCCGCCTGCTCCTAAAGCGGCTAAGCCTTTTAATGCGCCTTTTTTGCTTTTAGGTTTTAATGTTTTAATTAAACCTGTTACGGCACTAGCCCCTGCTTTGGCTCCAACTTTGGCAGGAGATACCACTCCACCCCCAAGTCTTGTCATTGCGCCAGCAGGTAAAGCACCAGATTTCTTGAATTGTTTAAACGCATCAGCATTATTCTGGAAATAAGTTACTGCCTTATTAAGACTATCATCTGGGATGTCGGGATAGTTTTCCCGAATACTCATTGCTATTTCTGCTCTAGTTGCCATAGTCCTTATCCAAGTGTCACAGGGTCATTTTGTAAAAAGCGATTATAGAAGTCATTAAACTCTGGTGATTTCTTAAGTTGCGCTACTGTGTTATTCCAGTAGGCATCTAAATCAGCATTGTCTTTTGCGGTAAGAGTAGATGCTCCACCGTATGCCCTGCGGTTTGATAACTCACGAGCAATTTGGGTGCGAGCGTTTAGGTAAACAGCCAAATCCCTAGTTACTTGTCTGCGACCATTTTCTTGCATCCATTGTGGGTCAGTAAGCATTGTCTTAATAGACTGCATACGGTAAATCCACTTACCTCTATCTACATTGTAATAATCAGCAGCCCAGTCTTGATTACGGCGGGTTAGGTCTGCAATCATCATTTGCTTAAGGGCAAGTAATTCCTCAGCACCAGATTCTTGATAAGACTCATAACCTTGAGCATCAAGTTGGTAATCTAAACCTGTCATCTTTTTACGGAACTCAATCCAGCCAACCTTTATATTGGCATCTTTCTTAAGTTCTGCAGGGTTTCTACGACTACGATATTCCTCAATGGAGCCAGGAACTGGAGTGTTTCTATATTGCCAAGCATATACAGCCTCAGAGAAGTCATATTTACCATCTGGGTCATTGACTAGGAAGCCAATCATCTCAGGTGATGTTTGACCAATTTTACTAATTAAGCCTTTGTATTTTTTAATGTTCTGGAAAGCAGCCTGCGAAGCCTGTGCTCCAGTAGGGTTGTAGGAACTAGATACAAGGGCTGGACCCATTTCTGGGTACATTTGTAAGAATAAAGTTTCTGCATCTGCGCCATAAACTTGCTGTATTCTACGGAATTGTTTTGTATAAAAACTTAATGGTGAATCATACTGTGCAGCAAATGGCATAACTAGGTTAGAAAGAATCTTAATCCTGTATAAACTATCTGCTAGATTCTTTACTTCGCTTAATTCAGGCATAGTATCGCGGTCACCCAAGTTAAAACGGATTAATTCGTAACGATAAACCGTATTAAATGTACGGCTCCATGCTTCATCTTGACCAGCCAATGATGTAAGTTTTTGCAGTGCTGGTGGAAATAGATTGCGAATACTTCCTTCTTGTGGACCAAAAGGCAATATTGGAATCATGCTTTTTGTTAAAAGGTCCTCTAAGTCAGGCTTTAGTTTAACAATCTCATTAACTGGAATTGTTACAAGAGGACCAAAACCTGCCAATATTTCACCTTGCATAATGATGTCAAGGCTTCGTATTGGAATAGAAACTTGTGTGCCTGATGAGCGCAGGGCTTCTGCCATGCCTTTACCATATCCAGGAATCTTCTCTACGCCTTTAATAAAACTTGAAGGCATAGGCAGTACTATTTTGTTTTCGTAAGAAAACTCAGTAGTTGGGTTACCGTCTCTATCAACCACATTTGGCTGATTACGCAGTGCAGACACGATTTGTCCAGCACGAGCGATAACTGCAGGATTCTCTGTTACAAGACCAGCCCAACGGCGAATAGTGTTTTCCCATGCGTTAAAGAACGGCATGAT